GGACTATTAAAAGCGGCTAGTTGAGATAATCTTTTATTATCTTCTTGTATTTTTTCTAATAGGTGTCTGCCTAGTGCATTTATAACGTCTGTTTTAAGAACGCCATGTACTATTGGATTTGTTAATTTCATGGTTTTGGGTGAATTAAATTAGCCATTCTAGTGGAATATCATGGAAATGAGTCCATGGTATCTCATGCTTCTCGCACCATTGAGCATAAGTAGTTTTTGATCTCTTTGATATGGTATTATATGGTGCTTGAAATACCATCCTTATATCTATATCTGGATTATCCCTCTTAACAGCAAGGATCTTCCTTCTATCTTCTGGAGCCCAATAACCTTTTGCTTCAAGATATGTGTGGTTAGGAAGTATAAAGTCAGGGCTATAGTGATGTTGAATAGTATAAGAAAGCTTAGTGGATTCATATTCATAGCTGACACCAAGCCCTTCAAGTAGATTAGCGATCTTCTCTTCGAGCTTGGATCTAAATTTTATCGGCTTCTCATGACGGGCTTTAAGATCAGCATAAGCTTTCTTAGCCCATTCAAGAGATTTATCCTTAGAAGTCTTCGTCTTCGGCATCGGTGGTAGTTTCTGCGGCAGTAGCTTTATATCCACTTGTTTTACCAAATAGATCTGCTACCTGTGTCTCATCTAAGTCACCTGAATCAGTACCAGCAGCTGAAGCATTTAGTTCAACAACTTGTACGCCAACCAACTTAAGAGAGCTACCGTAGGTAATCCCATCCCTAAGAATATATGGTTTTTGATAGAAACCCAATTTAACAGTAGATCCGCCATATAAAGGTGTCTTAGTATCTGTTACAGGTGTGCCTTCAGTATCAACTACTGGAGGTCTTTTATCTTCACCCCATGAGAACTTGATTTTATATTTACCCTCTGCAACTTCCTCCCATGGAGTAGGTTTTAGAGTGGCCCTCTTAGGGTTCTTTAGTTTGGACTCAGCCCATTTAAGAACATCTGCCCTTTCAGTTTCTAGATCATCTATAATAGACGAATCAACTACAGCTGATAATGAATAACCAAATTTACCTGGTTCTAGTATAGCTTGGAAGCCTTCTAGTTTAACACTCTCAGTGATGTGTACGCTTTTGTTAGACATCGCAGTTTACTCCGTTATCAAGTTGGTCTAAGTCTTTGCCTGCTCTTTCAGTAGAGGAATTTAATCTTTTAACTTCTGTTTCTAATTTCTCATAGAACTCTTGAAGTTGTTCGATCCGTACCTTTACTTCTAACAGTTGCTTCTCTTTTTGTTTAAGTTCAGCAGCTTTCAGTCTTTCTTCAGACACCACTACTATAGTAGGAGGTGCGAAGAAACTATCAAATAATGAATACATTTAACAGAAAAAATAAGTTGAATCAATCACGGTCTCTGGTTTAAGATCACCTATGATTGGTGGTTCAGTTTCGACACCTATCTGTTGAGCAAATTCATGTAAATAATCATGCTCTGCAAATAGATGCATGTATGTCTCTCTTATTATAGCAGAGAGTTCGTCCATGTCAACGGCTCGTGTGAGAACGCTGTCATGAATTAAAGCTATGGGGTGATTGAAGCGTCGTATACTTAAGTGAAGCAAACTCGCATCTAGACTGTGAATCAGATTTGGGGCGGTAGCAGCTTTATGTCTGTTTAAATCTACCTCATTCTTATCCTCAATGGCTACATTTAACTGACATCTACCTAGTAGTTGTAAGTCAAACATCTTAACCCTCTTCTTCATTATCTTTTGTCTGACAATAAATCCTGAAGGTGTTACCCACTGAAGCTCAGTTGCTCCATTCTTAATTACTTGTGATACTCCATTCTCAATCCATTTCATAACAGCCATAGGGCCAGGTACTACGGATTGCATAGCTTCTCTAACAGCTTTAACAGTTACTGTTAGATCATCTTTATCTATCTCTACACCTTTCTCAATAAGAGCATCTTTAATGTATGATCTATTTGAGAATGGTTTTGCATTATATGGGATAGTCATAACAGTGCGTTTGACACACTTCCTATCCCATACAGAGTGTAGCTTGTGTGGTATATAAGGTTTAGCACACTCAGCTACTACCTTATATGCGTCTTGCGGCCTATCAGAAGGCAACACATTGACGAGTTGTGCTGTCTTTCGGTCTCTTGCTAATCCAGCAAGGATCTGTAAGCCACTACATGTAGCGTCGGTGGCAACACATAATCTAGTCGTGTCTCTTGTGCGTTTAGTTACTACCGAATAGTACTCCTCACAACTAGCTA